TTAGTCTTGATAGATTTGTTAGCGGCGGCTATCTTAATAATAGTTTTGGATACATTTAATTATGGCTACATATAGTAACACCAGTCCTTGGTATACAACTAAGATAAAAAATAATTATCTTGACGTGTTGTCTATTAGGCCAGTCAGTGCAGATGTGGACGATTTTCTTTACACAATTGAACCACAGTACACTTATCGTCCTGATTTGCTAGCATATGATTTATACGGAGAAGTAAATCTCTGGTGGGTGTTTATTCAACGCAATTTGGATGTATTACAAGATCCTATTTTAGATTTTGTTCCAGGAACACAAATATACATACCAAAAGGTAGCGGATTAAAAACTGTCCTAGGATTATAACATGAGTTTAGACGGGATTCCCGGAATAGCAGATTCTGCAACGCAGGCTGTTAATGCTGTAAACAATGCAGTAACAACATTTACATCTAGCGGATCTGCCGGTGGATTAAGTTCTGCACTGAGCGGCATTTCTGGAGCATTATCTGGCATAGGTAATTTTTTTAGAGGCATTGGTGCTGGACAGCAATTGCCTTTACCTAATCCATTGTTTGCTTATGCCAGTTACAATTACGTTATTGGACTAGGGTGTTTATCAGAAAACGATTTAAATTATCCTGATAAAACTTATAAAGTAGGCGGAAATATTTCTCTCATATGTAAAGATGCTAATGCAGATCCTAGCAATAGAGTAAACACAGCCTACGGAAAATCTGATTTTTTTATTAATAATTTGCAATTGGCTAGTGCAATTGGTTGGGAACAATTTAGTTTCAACACTAATGTAATGCATTTAAGTTTTGAAATTATTGAACCTTACAGCATGGGATTGTTTATAACCAGTTGTCAGCAAATTGCACAAGAAAAGGGCTGGGATAATTGGAGAGAAGCTTGCTTTATTATCACTATTGATTTTAGAGGTAATACTGAAACAGGCCAAATAAAAAATATTCCTAAAACCAGCAAGCACATACCTTTTAGTTTTGTTGACATGCAAATGACTGCCGATGCCTCTGGTAGTCGATACAAGTGTACCGGCATGCCTTATAATCAAATAGCACTTACAGATGATATTGCCGAAATAAAAAGTGATTCTTCTGCGTCAGGAAAAACAGTTCAAGAAATATTGCAGACTGGTGAAAACAGTTTTCAAAGATTTTTGAATCAACGTATGAAAGAACTTGAAGATCAAGGCCTAGTTAAAAAAGCCGACGAGTACTTGATACTGTTTCCAAAAAATACAGCAAGCTCTGCCGATGCTAGTCAAAGTTCTGATTCTACAGAAAATTCCGGTAGCGCAACACAATCAGCAAATGCATCTAGTAGTATTACTTTATACAGTCAATTGGGTGTTAGTAGAAGTAAAACAAATCAAACACTAACACAAGATCCATCGGACTGTAATGACATTGGATCTGCTAGTTTAGGGTTTGATGAACAGCGTAAAGCTGATCCACCATTTGCTAAAGAAGAGCAAGTATATGATGTAAAAACTGGAACTTTTAATACTGGTAAATTTAAATTTGATAAATCTGTGACTGAAATGCGATTTGCACAGAATTCAAAAATTCCACAGGTAATTAATCAAGTTATACTGCAAAGTAATTTTGTAAACACTGCATTAGATTCTACTAAGATAACACCCGAAGGTTACAGAGACTGGTATAGAATAGCTACTAAAGTTTATACTATTGGTGAGACACAAGATAACACTGGTGTTAAACCTAAACTTATAGTATATCAAGTGGTACCTTATAAAGCTCATGCTAGTAGACATTTAGCCGCTGGCACTAAAGCTCCAGGGTTTGAAGAACTAAAAAAACAAGCAGTAAAAGTTTACAATTATCTTTATACTGGTAAAAACGTAGACATTATAAATTTTAAAATTGAACTTAATAATAGTTTTGTATTTTCCATGCCAGTAGACGGACTAGAAAAAACTCAAGATAAAATAACGTCTAATCAATCAGGTGCTAAAGATCCTGAAAAAATACAAAATGTAACTTATATGCCTGACGGCAAAGCGCCAGCGGCTAAACCTGGTATCATGCCTACTATATTAAAATGGGTTAATACAATAACAGGACAAGATCGTAAAGGCGGCGGCGGTCAAGAACAACAAGCTCAACGTGCCGCTAAAATGTTTAATGATGCGTTAAATCGATCATTTGACATGTATAATTTAGAAATGAGAATTATTGGAGATCCTTATTGGATTGCTGAAAGTGGCACTGGTAACTACACTAGCGAACAAGCTACACAAAATTTAAACACAGATGGTAGCGTCAATTATGAAAATGGTGAAGTTGATATAGTTGTTAATTTTAGATCACCTGTAGATATTAATCAATCAACTGGTTTATATAACTTTGGCGGTAGTAGTAAAAGTGCTCCAGTAGTACAGTTTAGTGGATTATATCTAATACAACAAGTAATTAGTACTTTTAGTAATGGAGAATTTACACAAATATTATCAGGATTCCGTAGACCTAGTCAAGAATTTGACGACGATAATGATCAAATACCATCGACAACTGGGCAAACTAAAACAGCTCCTAATACTGATTCAGATAAAGACTCAACCTAATCATGACATATTCCGATCAAAATAGAATTAGTTCTCAAGATAAAGAAGCTAGACCAGGCCCGTTCCTGGCTCGAGTGATTAGCCATCTGGACAGTACCTACATGGGCATGTTGCAAGTAGAATTATTAAGACCTACAGGCAACTCAGGAGATTCTGGACAACTACATCAAGTAAAATATATGAGTCCATTTTATGGAGTCACTGGCGCAGATTTCGTTAGAGAAGATCCTGACAACTACGGAAACACACAAAAGAGTTATGGTATGTGGGCAGTCCCCCCAGATGTAGGAACGATAGTAGTTGTTATTTTTATTGACGGAGATCCTAAGCGTGGATATTGGATGGGATGTGTACCAGATGAAGGCATGAACTTTATGGTACCAGGAATCGCCGCCACTGAAAATAATGTTGAAGGTACATATACTAGAGCTCCAACAGCAGAATACAATAAACGAGTTAACGGGGATAATCCTCAAGACTCTACTAAATTTAAAAAACCTACCCACCCATTAGCTGATGCAATTAGCAATCAAGGTTTAATAAACGATGATATTAGAGGAATAACAACTTCTAGTGCTCGACGAGAAGTTCCTAGTATGGTCTTTGGTTGGAGTACTCCAGGTCCTGTTGACAAACAGTCGGGAGCACCGAGAGGTTCGATTGGCAAAGAAGATTACAAAATACCAAATGCTTTTATAAGTCGACTTGGCGGCAGTACATTTGTCATGGATGACGGCGATGACAAATTTTTACGTAAAACAACAGCTGGTGATGGTCCTCCAGAATATGCCAGCGTACTAGCTGGCGACACCGAAGGTGATGTAACAATTCCGCACAATGAACTTATAAGAATACGTACCAGAACTGGACATCAGATCTTATTACATAACAGCGAAGATTTAATTTACATTACTAACAGTCGTGGAACTGCTTGGATAGAATTAACCAGCAACGGAAAAATTGACATCTACGCAGAAGACAGTATTAGTCTGCATACACAAAATGATTTTAATGTTACTGCTGATAGAGATATTAATTTTACTGCTGGTGCAAATATTAACATGAATGTTGGAACTAGTATGTTTGTTACTACAGGATCCGATTTGCAAGTTAGCGTAGGAGCTAATGGCGCCATAACTGTTGGAAGTAATTTTGATTTAAACACAGGTAGTAATAATAATTTTACTGCTGGCAGTAATACAAACATTAATAGTGGCGGGAACCATCTTGAAACAGCGACCCAAATACATATGAATGGCCCAGTAGCCGCAACAGCTTCCAAAGCTACAGAAGCGCATAAAGCATTTAGAGTGCCTCAGACTGAGCCATGGAATCAGCATGAAAATTTAGACCCAACACAATTTGTTCCTGCTAATACACAAGCTGGCGGAACTTATTCAGTAACAACACCAACAGCATTTTCAACTTTTACAACAACCACTGATACTTTTAACAGAGTTCAAGGTGCAGAACAGGAGCAACAATAATGGCTACAAATTTATACGACAAAATAGTATTACCGGCCCGCCCTAATCCTAGCATTGCAAGCCCTCAAATGTATAGAGGATTTAGTACATTAAATTCTACAACACAGAATTTTACACTTTATGACTTTGAATTAATTAAACAAGACCTCCTTAATCATTTTAATGTAAGAATGGGCGAACGTTTAATGCAACCTGGGTTCGGCTGTATTATTTGGGAAATGTTGTTTGAACCTTTAACAGAACAAGTTAAAGATCTTATAGTACAAAATGTAAATCAAATCTTAAATGCCGATCCACGTGTATCTGCAGGAAATATACAGATAACTCCATATGATACAGGTTTGCAAATACAATGCACACTAACATATCTTCCCTACAATATTAGTCAAGACTTGAAATTGCAATTTGACCAAGCTAACGGACTGATCAGCTGATAAAATACCCACATAATTGCATTCGATAAATACACTTATTAGGACTAATTATGAGCTCAACGGATAGACAAAATAACCTGTTAGTTTCAGAAGACTGGCAGAAAATTTATCAATCATTTAAGAACGCAGATTTCCAAAGCTACGACTTTGATAACTTACGTCGTACAATGATTGACTATATCCGTACTAATTTCCCCGAAGATTTTAACGATTATACAGAGTCAAGCGAATACCTTGCCCTTATCGACCTTATTGCCTTCGTGGGCCAAAGCATAGCTTTCCGTGTTGACTTAAATGCTCGTGAAAATTTCCTAGAACTAGCAGAACGCCGCGACAGCGTATTACGACTAAGTCGTATGATCAACTATAATGCTAGTAGAAACATTGCCGCTAAGGGTTTATTAAAATTTACCACAGTGCAAACTACTGAAAATGTTTTAGATAGTAACGGTATTAATATGAGCGGTCAAGTTATTACGTGGAATGATCCAAGTAATTCTAGTTGGTACGATCAGTTTATTAAAATAATAAATGCGGCATTGCCAACTACACAGCAATTTGGCAACCCTGTTGACCAAGCTACAATTTACGGTATTGCTACAAGCCAGTATCGTTTTAATGCTAACAATACAAATGTTCCAGTCTACAGTTTTAATAAAAGTGTTGCTGGAAGAAATATGAATTTTGAAATTACTAGCACAGTAATTTCTGACGGAGAAACTATTTCGGAAGAACCGCCAAAGGTAGGCAATCATTTGGCTTTCATTTATAAAGATGACGGCTACGGTGCCGGTAGTAGTAATACTGGATTCTTTTTAAATTTTACACAAGGTAATTTAAATCAAGGAACATTTACAGTTACTCAACCAAGTAGTAATCAGACTATTGATATTAATACTCAGAATATCAACAACACCGATGTGTGGTTATATAGTTTAAATCAAAGTACAAATCTTGAAACTACTTTATGGACACAAGTTCCTGCAACAACAGGTAACAATATAATTTATAATAGTTTAAACAAGAGTGTTAAAACAATTTATAGTGTTATTACTCGAGCAGGCGATGCAATCAGTTTAAGTTTTGCAGACGGTACTTTTGGTAATTTACCTTTAGGTACTTTTAGAGCTTACTATAGAATTAGCAACGGATTGACCTATACAATAAACCCAGGCGATATTTTAAATGTTGCAATTAGCATACCTTATACAAGTAGTCAAGGACAAAGCGAAGTATTGACTGCAACATTGAGTTTAGTAGCAAGCGTATCAACTGCAACTGGTACAGAAACAAACGCTAATATTAAAGCAAATGCTCCACAAACATACTATACACAAAATCGTATGGTTACTGGAGAAGACTATAATATTAGTCCGTTAAGTGTTACACACAAAGTTGCTAAAGTAAAAAGTATTAATAGAACCAGTAGTGGTATTAGTCGTTATTTTGACTTAACAGATCCTACTGGCAAATATAGCAGTACTAATTTATTTGCAGATGACGGTATAATCTATCAAGATGTATATACTTCAAATACAAATTTTTCTTATGTAACTAAAACTGATGTAGAAGGTATTATATACAATACAATTTTTCCTATATTAGATGATCCTAATTTACGTAATTTTTATTATGCAAATTATATTAACTATATTTCAGAAAGTTTGAGTATTCAGTGGGCCAATGTAACCACAGACAGTAACAGTTGTACTGGATACGTCACAGACACAACAAACCTTGCTAAAAAATTAGCCAGCTATACTAGCACAGATTTAAAATTCTTTACAGCAGGGTCTTTAGTTAAATTTACAGCTCCAACAATTAATGGAGTTACATATTATTTTGATACAAATAATCAAAATAAACTTGTAGCAGTTCCTTCTAGTAAATTATTACCTCCAGGCGGAGTAAATTATCTGTGGGCGCAGGTTGTGTCTATTACAGGCGACGGGCTGGGCGATAACGATAACAATACTGGTAAAACTACAATTAATGGCGGACTATTTGGAGTAGTTACATTAAATCAAATAATTCCATCTACAGCAGTTATTAGTCAGATAGTTCCTCAATTCAATGTAACTATTGGATCGAGTGTAATCACTACAATGATAGATTTAATCTTTAATAATAAGCCATTTGGCCTACGTTACGGATATGATTCATTAACCGGTTCAATGGATTGGCAAATAGTTTTTGAAACAAACTTGAATACTACTATGGGATTTAGTCTAGGTAATCAAGGTGATACTACAAATACACAACAAGATTCAAGCTGGTTATTATTGTTTACAACTAACAATCAATATTATACAGTGAATACACGATTGATGAGATACATTTTTGAAAGCAATCAAGAAGTTACATTCTATTTTGATAGTGCAGTTAAAGTTTACGATACAGTAACTAGTAACACAATTCTTGACAATTTAAAAGTATTGAATATTAATACACAACCTAGTTCTGTGTATCCATTTACCACAGACTATAATTGGCAGATTACTAGTGCATACACAGGATTAGATGGTTATATTGATCCAAGTAAAATTGTTATAACATTTGCCGGTAGTATGAACAATGGTATAGTTGATAATCCTCAAGAATTTCTTGATATTGTTGCACCAGATAATTTAACAACTTTTATACTACAACAAAAATATCTAATTAGCGAAGGTCAGGAAGATTATCGCTATGTATCAAACGATGATAATCTTGTAGTAATATTAGCATCACAAAATGCGGCAAAACCTTATACACAATGGTCAGATGGACAATATTTTTATTTCTTAGATACACAAACTGTAATGCAATATAGTGCATCTAACGTTACTAGTCCGTTAAATGCTTCTTTAGATTATAAAGTT